AAACCCACCATAATCTATTTGACCCGTACATATCGTGGGCTAGTAAATCTGGTCTATGTGTGTACTGTGGCTCAATAGTATATAGTGGATCATCGGCGTATGCAGGCACGGGTCTGATTGATAATATACCAAGTGCACCGTTTAATTCTAGTGGTGTATTTTTGTATGGGCTACTCATTAAATATATCCTTGTCCTAGATTAGATCCATTAGTAAAATCTGTATAGTTAAAGTTAGCTTGTTTGGATCTACTGTATATAGGTTGTACAGTGATTGAAAATTGTGATTCAGCTGGTGCCCATCCATGACTACGTTTTGGAACAGGGCCGCCGGCTTCATCCATTCCGGCCTTACTAGCTGGTGGTGTTGGTCCGGTAGTAAATGATGTGCTAATGTAGTCAACTTCATTAGGCATATCAACTGTAAAGTTTTGTATAATAACAGGAACATTGTTAAAAACATAATCTCCATATCCATTCAATTTTGCAATTGGTGGTGGTGACCCGGTACTACCTATACCATAATCCATTTTAGTCATTGTTCTTAGGTAATGCAAACATGCCATCCAATATCTTGCTTCGGTTGCATTTTGGCAATAAAACTGTCCAACAATAGTCATGGCATCCACTTGTGAGTTCTGATACGCAAAGAACGGATAATTATTATGTATAGGGGCTACAGTATTATATGCGGCAGAGTGACTGATAATAATTGTGGGAGTAAATGGAAAAACCATATGCCCTCCGGTACTTGCTTCCTGTAACGGAGCCAGTAAGCCATCTGCGGCAATCGAAGGAGGAACTGATAATTTGACTCGCCAATCTTTATTTTCAAGTGCAGTATCAAAATATGCTTTTTCAGCGGCTTCAAAATTGTTAGAACCTTTTCCTGGAAGGTTTTTACCTCTCATTTTAGATCCTAAATCGCCTGCTACATCTGCAAACATTTCTTGGCCAATATCTTTGATTTTATCGATGCCGCCTGTTACTAACGAAGGAATGTTAGTTAATGGATTTTGTCCTGCGGCTTTAGTACCCATTTTTCTTAGATCTGGTGGTATCATAATTAATTGTCTCCTAATAGTATTATTTAGTTGACTTTATTAACAGAATAGTTTATAATATAACAAACAACTGGAGAAAACATGAAAAGAGTTAATTATTTAAACAATAAAGACATTTTGAAAGAAATACACAAGTCAAAGACTACATTCTGTAGTTATGTTGACCCTGAGTATGGACAATATGATATTATTTTATTAGAAACTGGTAAAATTAACATTCGTACAATAGCCGAAGCAAAACGCAATAAAGCGAAACGCTTACAGCAATTAGCGTTTGAAGCAGAAAAACTAGCAGGTAAAAAAGTAAAACTTGCTGAATTCGAAATTGATTATAGGAAGATACAAAAAGATGAATTAATTTTTAGAATTATGTCATTTGAACATGTTCCTGACGAACCTGGACGTAAAAAGAATCCTAAAACTGTTGCAGACCACAAAGTAAAACTTAATTTTCCGCCATTCCAACATTACAAGTTTGACGAAGGTGATAATTTGATCTGTGTAGGAAAAAGTCATTGGGAAGGTGGTATGGAAAACGGATTCTTTAACAAAGCACACGGTAAATCAACTAATAAACTTGCTATGATGTGGATGAAGTTATGTGATAGATACGCAACAAGAGGAAATGTACGTGGTTACACATACAATGACGAAATGCGTGGACAAGCAATTCTACAGTTAGCACAAATTGGACTACAGTTTGACGAATCAAAGTCAAACAATCCATTTGCTTATTATACTGCGGCAGTTACAAATTCGTTTGTTAGGGTTATTAATATTGAGAAGCGAGCTCAAAATATTAGAGATGATATTTTAGAAATGAACAATATGAATCCTAGCTATACTAGACAAGCACAAGGTGAATGGGATCGTGTTAAAACACAAGACGCAAAGAATAATAGAGTACCCGTCCAAAATCCTTCCAAAAACACTTGACTTATACATTAATTTAAGTTATAATATATAAAAGAGGAGTACGGATGTTTAAAAAAGCGGCGGTGTTTACAGATATTCATCTTGGGTTGAAGTCTAACAGTAGGCTACATCTACAAGACTGTGAAGAATTTGTAGATTGGTTTATTGAACAAGCAAAAGCTAACGGTTGCGAAACTGGAATCTTCTGCGGTGACTGGCATCATAACAGAAATACAATTAACGTACAAACACTTGACACAACTACAAGATGTCTTGAAAAGTTAGGTGCGGCATTTGAAAAGTTTTACTTTTTTGCTGGCAACCATGACTTGTATTACAAAGACAAGCGTGATGTGTATAGTGTTGAATTTGGTAAACATATTCCTGGTATTACATATGTTGACAAAATTTTAGTAGAAGATGATGTCGCACTTGTTCCGTGGTTAGTTGGCGAAGAATGGAAAAAGATTAGTGATATAAAAACAAAGTATATGTTTGGTCACTTTGAACTTCCAAGTTTTTATATGAACGCTATGGTACAGATGCCTGATCACGGCGAACTACAAGCATCACATTTTAAACATCAAGACTATGTGTTTAGTGGACACTTTCATAAACGGCAAGTACAAAGTCAAGTTCATTATATTGGCAATGCTTTTCCACACAACTATGCAGATGCATGGGACGATAAACGTGGGATGATGATACTTGATAAAGAAAATAACGGTGAGCCTGAATATATTGATTGGTTAGATTGTCCCAAGTATCGCACAGTTAAACTTAGTCAGCTATTAGACGAAAAAGATTCGTTACTAAAATCTAAAATGTATCTAAGAGTAACACTTGACCTTCCAATTAGCTATGAAGAAGCAAGTTTTATTAAAGAGACATTTATTAATGAGTATGATTGCAGAGAGATTACACTTATTCCAAGTCAGCAAGATGAGGAAATTCATACTGATATTGACATTAGTACATTTGAAAGTGTAGATGAAATTGTTACAAAAGAAATCACTGCACTAGATACAGAAAACTATGACAAGAAGTTACTATTGGGAATATATGACGAACTATGATTAAAATTAAAAGTCTAACCGTAAAGAACTTCATGAGTGTGGGCAATCAAACCCAAGCAGTTGATTTTGATAAACAACAACTAACACTTGTGCTAGGAGAAAACCTTGATCAAGGTGGTGACGATAGTGGCTCACGTAATGGTACAGGTAAAACTACTATCATAAATGCACTAAGTTATGCCCTTTACGGGCTTGCTTTAACAAATATTAAGCGTAATAATTTAATTAATAAAACTAACAACAAAGGAATGTTAGTTACGCTATCTTTCGAAAAAGACGGACGAGATTATAAAGTTGAAAGAGGTCGTGGACCTAATCTACTAAAGTTTTATGTAGATGGCCAAGAACAAGAAATGTTTGATGAATCTCAAGGTGATAGTCGTAAAACACAAGAAGATATTGTACACTTATTAGGTATGTCGCATAATATGTTTAAACATATTGTTGCACTAAACACATATACAGAACCTTTTTTAAGTATGCGGGTCAATGATCAAAAAGATATTATTGAACAGTTACTTGGTATTACAATATTGTCTGAAAAAGCGGAAGTACTTAAAAATAAAGTAAGACAAACTAAAGAAGCAATTACAGACGAAACTGCTCGTATTAATGCTGTTGAAAATAGTAATACACGTATTGGTGAAACTGTACGTAGTTTGCAAACAAAACAAAGTGCATGGAATACAAAACAAAAAGAAGATATTATTAAGCTAGAAAGATCAATTGACGAGTTAGAACATTTAGATGTAGATAACGAGTTAGACAAACACGAACAACTGTCTACTTGGGAAGAAAAAAATAATGCTATTTTGGCTCTTAAAAAAGAATTAAGCACACTGGAACCTGCATTAGTACGTGCAGACCGATCTGTTGAAAAAGCAAAAAAAGACGCAGAAAATTTAGATCAAGGCACATGTCATACTTGTGGACAAGAGTTACATGACGAGAAAAAAGAAGAACTTGCTGTTAGAAAAAACAAAGAACTTGAAGATGCTATATCATATCAAACTGAGGTAAGTGATAAAGTTGTTGATGTAACAAAGTCACTAACTGATATTGGTGATATTAACGGCAAGCCTACAACGTTCTATGAAACTATTAAAGAAGTATACGATCACAAACAAAATGTATCACAACTACAAGAAGCTCTTACTCGAGCAAAAACAGAAACTGATCCATATCAAGAGCAAATTGATGAATTAAACACAACTGCTATTCAAGAAATTAACTGGAGTGCAGTTAATGACTTAACTAGTTTAAAAGATCATCAAGACTTTATGTTAAAACTGTTAACAAACAAAGATAGTTTTATTCGTAAGAAAATTATTGATCAAAACTTAGCATATCTAAACAATAGACTTACAAATTATCTTGATAAACTTGGATTACCGCATAGCGTTGTATTTCAAAACGACTTAACTGTTGAAATTACTCAATTAGGTCAAGACTTAGACTTTGATAACTTGTCAAGAGGTGAGCGTAATAGACTTATCCTTGGTATGAGTTTTGCATTCCGTGATGTTTGGGAAAGTTTATATCAAAATATCAATCTATTGTTTATTGACGAGTTGATTGATAGTGGCATGGATACTAGCGGAGTTGAAAACTCTCTAAGTATTCTTAAAAAGATGGGTAGAGAAAGACAAAAAAATGTTTATCTTATATCTCATAAAGATGAATTAGTAGGAAGAGTAACACACGTTCTTAAGGTAATCAAAGAAAACGGATTTACCAATTACGAGAACGATGTAGAAATACACAATGAATGACGATACACACGATAAATTAACTAAGGCTTATATGTCATACTTTAAGGCAAACGAGAAATTTGAGGCTCGAAATTCAGTGCGAACGCATCGAGAAAGCAGAAAATGGTTGCGAGAGATACGTAATCTAGCTAAAATGCGTATGGACGAAATACACAACAAGCATAATTCCAAAAAGGAAGGCTCCGATACATAGGCAACGGTAAGTACCAGTATGCAATGGACTTATCAAGGAAAAACAGTTGAAGAAATACCCGAGGGTGTCGAAGCATTTGTATACTTGATAACAAATAAAGTCAATGGCATGAAGTACGTAGGCAAGAAACTAGCAAAGTTTAAGACAACTAAGCCACCGCTAAAAGGCAAGAAAAACAAAAGACGTGGAACTAAAGAAAGTGACTGGAAAACCTATTGGGGTTCTAGTGATAGACTTAATGCAGACGTTGAAACATTAGGCGAAGACAAGTTCACAAGAGAAATACTATATTACTGTCCTAGCAGAGGCATAGCAAGTTACTTAGAGGCACGAGAGCAGTTTGAACGCAGAGTACTCGAAACAGATGATTACTACAACGGAATCATTAATGTTAGAGTTGGCGGATCAAAAATACTTAAAGAACATTTACAGGCAAATCATTCCAACACATAAGGTTAGCGGGCCAGTTTAAAATACCGCTGTGGAAAAAGCTCTCGTATAGAAGCACACGTACATATTGATCGACGCACCAGAGTGCGGAAGCCATCAAACAAATTGGGCTCACTGGTTGATATAGATTGCATTGTTGGCGGTCAAAA